CAGAATCAAATCGCATTTCCAACATCATGCGTCGCGAGCTTATCAGTGTCTATACTAAGAAAGTCTAACCAATGCCCGAAATCATCAAGCTCTTGCGTCAAATCCGAATTGAAAAACGCATCGGCCAAGAGGAACTTGCAATCTCTATGGGCCTTGGCGAAAACCAAGTCGCAAACTGGGAACGCGGAGTCTACATCCCAACCCTCGCCAATGCAATCCGCTGGGCCGAAGCCCTTGGCTATGAATTTGAGTTAATGCTAATCCAAACTAAGGAACCTGTGAATGTCTAAATACTCCACCATCGGCGGCCAAGTCACCCGTGGCGAAGCCTTCTCCAAACTAATCCACCACCTGAACGAAGCCGCTGATCAAGCCGCGGTTATTTCCCATTTACATAACACTGAGGGCTCTAAGATGGAAGAACTCATGGCCCGAGGCTGGAAGGGCGTTCATGAAATGCTGCTTCTGGTCCGCAATACCATTGTAAAAATGGCACAGAATAAGTTTCAGTGATGGAGGGGACAATGGCTGACATTGACGCGAAGAAGATAGAGGAACTGCGGAAACTGCTCGCGAAGGCGACGCCGGGGCCGTGGGAGGTGCGATATTCCCCTAGAACGACCGAAGAATGCATAGTTGTCGGGCCGCGCCCCGAGACTATGGGCTACGCCCCGTGCATTCTTGCGGAAGATTACACCGGATTCGGCGAATGGCCCGTGCGCGAAGCTGACCACTTGCTTGTGGCGGCCATGCGCAACGCCCTCCCCGCGCTTCTCGACCTCGCCGAACGCGCCTCCTTCCCTCTAGCAGGGGACGTGGATGAGCTATGTGCGAGGCTGGACCAGCGAGCCGTTTGTGCCCGTGCGAAAGAAACAGCGACCGCTCTTGCTGATGCTATCCACTTTGAGGAAGCCGCCGCCCTCATCCGCTCCCTTGCGGGGGCGCTGGAAGAGGTGAAGGGCAGTTGGCAACCGATTTCCGCGCTGTGGAGCAAGCCTGCCGAATGCGACAAAGGATGTCCACCACGCCAAGTCTGCGATTTTTGCCAGCGAGAACTGTTTCTTGGATGGAACGGCGATTACGTCGAACTCTGGAACACGACAAATTATTACACTTGCCGTGAACGCAGCGAGCCGCATTGGAAGCACATGGCGGAAGAAGCCGCCCGGCTAACGCATTTCATGGCTTTCGATATGCCAGACCGCGCCCGCGCCATCCTGGAGCCCGGCCATGAGGGATGAGAAGTGCGCTCACTGTAGCAATGGCTGGTTTGCTGACCAGCGTTTCGGGACCAACGTCGAATGCGTCAACGGCGTGCTGATCGACATAGACGTCGCGCACGAGGGATGGCAGTGCGACGTCGTCTACCCGCCTGCGCCCTGCATTGCGAAGAAGTGGCGCGATGGCGAGGACAGCGAGTGGTTGAACGAATGCCACGAGCGGCTAATGGAATGGTCCGAATGTAGCGAGCCTCCCCATGAATAACCTCATATCCCGCGTGAGAAGCGCGACGGAAGGAAGCGATCATGTATAAAATTACGGGCTGGTACTATCTCCACACCAATGGCGATCTGATCTACAAGCGCGAGCTTGGTGGAACTGCCGCAGATATCCGCGAAAGCGATTTTGCAAAGTCGATGTGGCCCTTCGACCCGGAGGACCGCGCGGGGGCGTGGCGCATTCTTGTAGAGGCCAAATCTCTCGGCGCAATCGACACGCGGGTCAAAGAACTTGCGGGCAAGTGGGGCTGCAACGACGCAGACGCCGCGCATTACGCTGAACACATTGGTTGCCGCCTCTACATGGATGGCGACGCATGGTGCGCAACGGCGAAGAAGTTCATCAATTTGCAGGAGTCGCCAGCAGGCTTCGGCTACACCGCGCTCGACGCCTTAGCTACGCTTTGCAAGGAGCTTGGTTTCCGGGGTGGGAAGATGTGGAACGCCACATTTGCTGCTCTGCTGGCGAAGAATGCCGATGTTCTAGTTAGCGAAGCAGCGCCATGACCGCCCTCGTCCTCGCCGTCCTAACGGCAAAGGAGGGGAAATAAGCAACAACCAAAACGCGAAACTTTAACCAAAACCAAAAACCTGCTTGACCTTTCCAACCAAATCTAGTATAATCTACGGACAATAAGGAAAACCAAATGGGTAAGCTAATCTACCGTGTAGTCAATAACCCAAACGAACCCTTTGACCCATCCATCCTCGACGCCTGTATCGATCCCCAATTCAACGGAGTATTCCCCGATGACCCGGCGCTCGGTATTGTTTCAGAAAGAAAAGCCAATGTCCTTCTCGCCGACCCCAGAGCAAGCCGCGATTCTCGAAGCAGTCAAGACCACCAAAACCAACCTGATGGTCCGAGCCCGAGCCGGAACAGGGAAAACCACAATCCTTGAAATGATCGACTCGGCCGAGAAAGCCCAACCATACCTGCTTATGTGCTTCAACAAAGCCATCGCCACCGAAGCCGAGAAACGCATGCGATCCGCAACAACCGTCAAGACCTTCAACGGTCTTGGCCACCGCATCTGGGCAGCAGCCGTCGACCGCAAACTCACCCTGAATAAAAAGAAAATCCAAGAAATCTTCCGGAGTATTGTCGATGATGCGTCCCGCGGTGAACGATCTTATATTTGGTCTATGTATGATAGCGTGCTGTCTGCTACTAGCATTGCTCGCAATATCGGATATATCCCGACGGGACATGCGCGAGCGGCCAAATCCCTTTGCGACTTCCGCGCAGTCGAGCGATTGCTTGATGAAACCTTGCTCCCCGAGGCCCATGCCTTGATCGACAAAGTCCTCACCTTGTCCATCGCGCAATCCTATTCCGGCATAATCGACTTCACCGATCAAGTCTACATGCCAGCCCTGTTCGGCGGTTCCTATCCCTCATTCCCAGTGGTCCTTGTCGATGAATACCAAGACCTTTCTCCTGTCAACCGTGCGATGGTCGGAAAGCTCTGTAAGCACTCTCGCCAGATTGGCGTGGGAGACGAGGCGCAAGCAATTTATGAATTTAGAGGGGCTGACACCAGAGCAATGCCAGACGCGATTACACAATTCGATATGGTTACGTTACCTCTATCCACTTCCTTTCGTTGTCCATCGGCGATCACAAACAACGTACATTGGCACGTTCCCGATATCCGATCCGCAAATGAAGGTGGCATGGTTGCCCGGGGGAATATTGATAGCATCACCGACAACTCCACCGTTATATGCCGATATAACGCACCCCTTATCGCCCTTGCAATGGACCTCCTTACTGCCGGCCACAAAGTAGACGTCGCCGGAGTCGATATCGGCGCTCGTGTTATCCGCCTGCTCGGTAAACTCGGCGATGAAAACTTAACCCAAGCCCAAGCCTTCGAGTCCATCCACCACTGGGAAGCAGAACGTGAATCTCTTGATTCCAAATCAGTCGCTGATACAGCCGAGTGCATGCGGGTCTTTGTCCGCCATGGCCGTACTCTTGGCCAAGCAATCGCCTATGCCAAGCATATCTTCGAATCCGCAGGCGGCACCATCCGCTTTATGTCCGGACACCGTGCCAAGGGCTTGGAATTCAATACGTGCTATCATCTTAACAGTGAAGCAATTAAACGAGGGATCGGTCAAGAATCCAACATCGCCTATGTCTGCGACACAAGGGCGCGTGAAAAGTTAATCTACATAACTACGGAGCATAAATAATGGCTCTCTCAGAGAGTATTGCGGCGTATGAAGATTGCTTCGAAGCCTTCGACCGAGCCACACGCTCAACCAAAGGCATCCGAGTTCTCTTCGACAACAAAAAAGCCGCCGGGTATTTTCGTATCCGCCTTAACCAAGCCCGCGTTCTATCCCGTCGCGAGGCCATGCGCCAATATGAACGCACTGATCCACGCTATGGCAAATCTGAGTTCGACAAGTTCCGCGTGAAACTTGTAGAAGCCGCGGAAGAAACCGGCGAATGGTGGGTTTACATCGACCCATTCGGTCAGAAGGAAGAAATTCAAACCATCGAGGAACTTGAATGAGACCCGAACTTCTCATAGAAATCCTTGACAAGGCCCTGACTGAGGAACTTGGCGTGGTTGTGGAAACCAACAATTCACATCAACTGACCTTGCGATTCCATGAACAAACCAAAGATACCTCCAAATACGCCAACCTCCAAGTCTGTGCTGGTTCCAAGGAAGGCACAGTTTTGATTGTCCAGAAATCCGTCGAACTCGACGATGCAAGGGAGCCTGAATGATGAGTGAAACCCTGAGCATGCTTTTGGTTCACAAAGAAAATATCTCCAAAGCTAAGACCTATGAAGAATATCGCGATGCACAAGTTGCGTGGGTTGATATGCTTATAGCTAAGGAGCAAGCTAAAATCGCAACCGAGATTGTCGTGGCTTGGTCAGAAAAGGAAACAATCGATGAGTGACCTCGATGAACTAATGCGCCGGATCGAAGACATAAACGCCAAACCGGCAATTGACTTGACTTCCTCCGATATCGATGACATAATCAAATATCATCGACACTCCAGAGCCCGCAAGGCCAAAGGCGAAAAACCTTCCAAGCCCCAGTCAATCGACATATCGCAGGTGATGATGAAACTCACCAAGCCTAAGACTGAGGTTAAGGTTGATAGGAGATTCTAATGGCTGATCAAGTGCTCGATGAAAATCTCCTAACCGTAGGCTCAGCCTCGCCTTTCCTCCCCGGAACCAACATCCAGTTCGCGTGGGACTCCACCTGCCTCGGCCTGATCAAAACCTGCCCAAGACTCTACCAATACACCATGATCGACGGTTACGTTGGCCGCGGCGAATCCATCCACCTTCGCTTCGGCATCGAATATCACCAAGCCCTGCAAGACTACGACATAGCCCGAGCCACAGGCATCGCCCATGAAGACGCAGTTCACGATGCAATATCCGACTTGGTTCGAAGGACGCATGATTGGAGTGTCGATGAGACAATTAAACCGGGAAAGTATAAAAACCGCTCGACTGTCGTTTCACTTGTTCTGGATTACCTTGACCATTACGTGGACGATCCTGCCGAAACCTATATCAAATCCGATGGATCACCTGCGGTTGAGTTGAGCTTCCGGTTTGAGCTTGATTGGGGGCCAAATGGTTGGCATCACGGTGACACTTATACTAATGCCGATCCACAACCCTATCTCCTAGCCGGCCACATGGATCGCGTTGTCACCTTCAACGACCAGCTTTTCGTGATGGACCATAAAACCACCGTCACCACCCCAAGCCAATACTACTTCGACCAGTACGAACCCCATAACCAGATGACCCTCTACACCCTCGCCGGGCAGATGGTTCTTGGCGCGCCAATCAAAGGCGTGATCGTTCGTGCCGCGCAGATTATGCTCGAAAAGGAAAATCGGTTTGTCTCAGGTTTCACCTTCCGCACCGCCGATCAACTCGACGAGTGGCTGGCTGATCTTCACCTACATCTTGCCAATGCCGAACGCTATGCTATCGCAAACTATTGGCCAATGAATGACACTGCATGCGACAAGTTCGGCGGATGTAAATTCCGCGGGGTTTGCTCTAAATCCCCATCAGTCCGCGAAATCTATCTTCGCTCGGACTTCGAACAACTCCCCCTGGAGGAAAGATGGAACCCACTCCGAAGCCGGTGATCGCCAAAGCTCTAACCGCAGGCACAGTCTACGGCCTTGATATCGCCAGTCAGACCTTATACCAATTTGCCCTGCGCATCAAAGACGACCAAACCCGCGGGTTCTCCGAACGCAAAGCCATCGTCGCGGTTTTAAATGAGATTCACACAGAGTTCGTAGCCGAAATGGAGAAAGCTAATGGAAATCGAGGGACTGACAATACCTCAGAAATGGTGTGATGCTTTAGCTGAGTGTCAATCAAAAGACCCTACAGCCATTATTGCTGGAGGCTGTTTACGTGATTTATACTTTGGGCGTGAACCTAAAGACGTAGATATCTTCACAGGACAATTACCTGATTGGCCTTTGTTGGATGAAAATTCTTTTGACTATGAAGGCATGCAGTATGTTTTAGGTGTCGCAGATTACAAACGTGACGATGTAAAATATCAACTAATAATTGTGGAACCTGTAACACCTAACATTTTGATCGAAACCTTCGATTTAGGATTCTGTCAAATAGCTTTCGACGGTAAAACTTTAATAAAATCGCAAGCTTTTCTATGGGATGTAAAATATCAACTAATAACTCTATGCCACACAGATAGATATAGTCGAAGCATACGTAGATATGCTAGAATCAACGAACGATATAACTTCGATCTTATCATTCCAGCCTTGGAGAAAGCCAATGACAACGCCAACCAAAGCCCAAGAGTCGATTGAAACATTGAAGAACGTAAACAAGCATCTGACGGAAGTACTCAAGCGAATTGCAGAAAAAGATTCAGCGCTTAATTTTGTTGCTGATGATCTTCGTAGACTTGCAGCTAAGTCCGGAGAAATTATGGTAGAGGCTTGGAAGATAAATAAATATGAGCCTGTAATGCTCAAATCCCATCTAAATGAACTCGCTACCAAACTTGAGGGAGCCAAAAGCTAATGCCCAGTCTAGCCAATCACCAATCGAACCAATTCACCAAAATCCTACTGATCGGTGATGCCAAATCCGGCAAAACCGGCTCACTAGTATCCCTAGTCAAGGCTGGATACAAACTCCGCATTCTCGACTTTGACAACCTACTCGACATTCTCAAGTTCAAAATCATGGAAGAATGCCCCGACAAGATCGAGAACGTTGAATTCGTCACCGTCCGCGATGCCTATAAAGCCGGAGCCAGTGGGAGTCAAATCGATGGAAAGCCAAAAGCATGGATTAACGCTATCAAGCTTCTCGATACTTGGAAATACGACGACACTGATCTTGGCCGACCTGCGGACTGGGGACCAGAGTGTATCCTTATCGTTGACTCCCTGTCCCGTCTCTGTGATGCAGCTTATGATTTCCATGAGTCCATCATCCCTCGCGGAAAATCTGGAGATTATGATGGACGAGCGGTTTATGGAAACGCTCAAGACGATGTTGAAAAAGTCTTGGCTATGCTCACCAGCCGGGGCTTCGCCACCAATCTCATTGTGATCGCCCACGGCCAGTACATGGACCTGCCCGATGGCACCAAGAAAATCTTCCCACAGGGTGTTGGCCAGAAACTATCTCCAAAGATTCCACAGTACTTCCCCAACTACATTCGCTACAAAAACAAAAATGGCAAGCGAACCATCCAACTCGAGTCCGATTCCATGATCGACCTCGCAAACACCCGACCCGGTTTCCTTGACAAGGAACTTCCTATCGAAACCGGACTCGCAACCTTCTTCTCGGCGCTACGTGGCACGCCGACGACGGAGAAACCCAAATCTGTCACGTTGGTCAGGAAGTAAAGCCATGTCAACGATAAATATCAAAAATCTAGCCATTGCTTTAGAAGGTCTGTCTCGTATACCGAACTCATATGCGTTCAGCTGCGATATAGAAGACCTTTTAAGAAAGGAAATTGCACTTGAAAAGGAGAGACACGAAGATATAAAACGATCTAAAGACAAGACTGAATACCAATCATCCGCACCCAACTCAACCGACGACATTCCCTTCTAAGGAAACCCACCTATGAACGACAAGCCCAACTTCGCATC